AAATTTTCCGTGGTCAGCTACGATAATGCTGCACAACACGCTGCCACGTGTTGTGGTGATACGCTCAAACGTGTCACGTTGGATGAACCCTTAAGACATTCAGCAGGGTTGGAAGCATGAGTCAGAGCGGCTGATGTATTGCTTTAAATGTGGATGAAATTGGCAACCAGAAATATGTAATTGCCTTAACCTTAGCAGTTAACGTGAGCTTTGGGGCATACAGATGTTTTGGTTTAAAGGTGTGCAATTGATCACCGGAATCCTAGCCATGGCATGGCGTATATACACAGTCCAACCTATAGTTTGTTGAAAGGGGAATCAAGTTAAGTGCCAAGTCAGTAGACGTTGGAGGTTGTCGACTCAGATAGGCAACTTGGACACACCGCAACCAGAGGTGAATTATGTCAATCATATCTGACTCTTTTATTTAAAGTCCCTTTGGGCAAACGCACATATTAATTAATTGGTTTAAAGTCCTTAAATTTTCTTGCTCGGGTAGTTGCCGGGCACACCCTTTTTTTATTTATTTTAATGCCTCTGTGTTATATATGTAATTTAAATTATAATAATGATGTTTGTTTATATTTTCCCTGTGATAGTGTGCGCGGTGTGGATTGTGCAATAGAACATTTTAGAGTAGGGTCAGACTTTATAACTATGAACTGTGTTGGCAGACACAGTATTTGTTATCCTTGTTTGGCTGTTGCTATTTTTTTACCAGTGGTTCCATCAATAAATGCCCAAGGGCAGGCTACACTGGTTAATGTTCAAAGTAAAACAACAATTGTTTGTATGCGTTGTCATAAAAACCACATTGTTAATATTTATCGTGCTGCTATAAATGTAGTTAGATTCACCTTTGAAGTTACTATACCAACTCCACAGTATGTAGCTTTAAATGTTGATGAGCACGAAGTTGATGAAAAGGATCGATTCCAATATTCTGACGTTAGCAATAGTTTTAATTCTGGTATTATTGTTACTGATGAATCATTAAACACCAATTTAATAAATTTTGATCAAAAGAAAATTATAGTCACTGTGTGGAAGGATTATAAAATTCCTAGATTGAAATTGATTGGTTTTTTAAATACTTTTAGTGGTCCTAATTATGGTCTAGAACCTGACTATATTGGAATTCGGGTTGTAGATGGTGATTTTATTGTTAGTTTACCAGTTGCAGTTGTAGCAGCATTGGATGCTTTTTGGTTTGGAGCACCAGATGGTAAAACTAAGGCTAATTTTGATGTTAGTCATCGTAAATGTTATGAGTTATTACGTGAAGTAGCTCTTTCACCAGAACAATTTCAAATTGTTTTGAAGTGGAGTGTCATATATTGTTATTTGGATACATCAAATACAGTTCGACACATTTATGGTGGTTGGCATGAAAATTGGTGGCAAATAGTATTGTCGTTTATTTTAAATAATCGACGATACTTTTATCTGGGTTTTAAAATATTGGCATTTATTTATATATTTAAAAAATTTGTGTTGTCACGTAATAAATACACAACTTTGAATGAAAAGTTTGCCAATATTTTAAAACAAGTGATTAGGGGTTCATTGAGTGTTAAAGAAATAGCAGGTGAAGTAGAACAAGTGTGTGTAAACACCTGTGATCATAACGAATTTGTTAAAATTTTTGAAGAAACTTGGGGTGGCATGGAAAGTCGACCAATAGTGATATTTCGTCCTTATATATTGCTATTTTTGAAAGTTGGTTCTTTTTTAGCAAAATATCGGTATAAAGAATATAGTTTATTGTTAGCAGCTGTACTTATGGAGGAAATGTTGAAAAGTGTTAGTATACGTGGGTGGCGACCATTTTATCATTTTGGTGCTTTGGAATTGTTGAGTAGATATAATCATTCTGAAATAATTCCAACACGATTGATCTTCATTTCCGTTATGCCACTAATGATGCACTATAGTATTATCAATGATGGTTTTGTTGTGAGAGTAATTAAACATTTATTATATAATCTATATGGGCCGAACTGTTGGAAAATTTTTTTAAACTTTCTTAGATTATAATGGGTCAGAGTAGTGCTAAGGCATGGGAATCATGTTATAAGTTTCCATTTGTTGATTCTAATGCTGCATTACCTGTGCAATTAAAGAAATCTGCTAAAATGCGGATGCCTGATCCATTTTTTCAAATGATGGGGAAGCCTCTTATAGAATATAGAAAATTACCACAAAACCATTATAGGACTTTATATAATTCATGTGATTATGCACCCAATGCCTTTGCTTCAAGTTTACACAATGAAAAATTAGCCGTAGCCGCACGGATATTAAAAGAAACACAAGTTGTGGATGTTTATAATCAATTCGCAACGCCCGGTGCGACATATATTGATGATTTCGTATCCTTTGTTAAAGATAATTTCTCAAAATTGTTTCGTGGATGGAGAAAAGTTCATCCTGTCTCATTTGAGGATTATTTAAAAAATTCAAATGCATCTGAAAATGTTAAACGAATATTGCGTGAGACAAAAGTCAAATTGGATGAACAAGGTGTTGGTTATGATAAAATCACGCACAATGATAGTTATCGTTGGACGAGAAGAAGTGCTTTTGTAAAAATTGAAAATAATCTTTACAGATCACCTTTGAGTAATGCGGATTTTAGAACACCAAGTTTACCTTTTGATGTAGCGCGATCTTCTGTTGGGGTATGGAATGATAATTTTAAATCTAAAGCTCCTAGATTAATTTCTGGTGCAACACCCGAATTTATTTGTATCATGGGTCCTTTTTTTATGGCCCTCAAACCATGATCAAAAAATTATGGGGAAAGCACAATTTTGTATATTTCACTAGTGGTGCAACCAACTACACTATTAGTGAATATCTATTTGGGGCAAGTGGTATTTCTGGTAATATTTTGGAGGATGATGTTAGTTCATTTGATGCATCGATATTACCGGAAATATGTAAATTAGAACTTTGGATGACTAAAAAATTTGGTGCATCGCCTTTGGTGTACCAATTATTCGAAGCGAATAATTTTACACATGGTCAAACACATCATGGTATTAAATATAAAGTGAATGGGACGAGGAAATCTGGTGACCCTTGGACTTCACTCTATAATTCTGTGCTCAATGCTCTTATGCATTTATATGCATTCAAGATTTCTCAGCAAAATCTTGGTGGGGGGAGTGTTGATATATCTTATATGCGCAGCCATATACGTATGGTTGTTCAAGGTGATGATAATTTAATGATTCACACTGGACGTAAAATGCCTTTTATTAAAACAGTCTTGTCTTATTTGGGATTCGACTGTGAATGCATTTACAGGCACAGTATTTATGATGCTGAATTTTGTAATAATATTGTTTATGATACTGAATCTGGGCCATTGTTTGGTCCTAAAGTTGGTAGAGTGCTTTGTAAATTAGGTTATTTTGTAAATCCCCCGATGCACATTCATCCAAAAAGTGTGCTTCGTGGAGTTGCATTAGGATTTGAAGCTGTTGCAACATATGTACCATTAATGAAGGAAGTTGTGGAAAGGATTTTATATCTGACCAGGGACTACAACCCTTATTTTATGCGTACATATGACTTCAAAATGCATTATAAAAAAGCAGTCGCTACAAACAATGATTATGTGATGTACAATCGCTATGGTGTATATCCAAGTATGCTTGATGAGATGAAATCCTTGTTAACAAGGGTGGAAAATTTAAATCATCCATACTTCATATTATTGTTTGATAGGGATACTAATGCAAAATCTTCTATTTTTTAAAAGGTGGTTGCTAACCTAGACGTGTTTTGGATACCATTTGCACGTTCTAATTCTTTTTGATCAATTTAAAATCTGTCCACAATAAAACCATTAGTAGTCGACTGGCATAATGGGTTGAGTGAGTGAGGCGAAAAGCTAACTTGGATCGTTAGCCGTGTAGCCAATTGATTTTAAAGAAAATGTTATAAATGGGTTGCATGTGTTGAGTACATAGTAAAATGTCCATCTATTGTCAAGTATGAACGAATAGTGTGGTTTGTGTAAATAAGCTCCACTCGACACATGTATGCAGGGAGCACAATCTAGAAATGACTGCTTATTCAACTGATGATGTGAATGTTATTAATAAAGAAATAGCAAAGAAATCATCAAATTTTAAACCTATTAAAAAAATTCAAGAAAAAATTGAAAATATGAAATTTGCTTATCATGGAAATCATGGTGGGCCAAATTATGGGGATCCAAATGTACCCCCTGTGGATAAATTAGATTCATTATTTAAAAAACATGATGAATATTATACAAAAGGTGCACAAGATGTTGGGGATAAGAATCTTATTGGTGATTTAGCTCAATATTTAACCAATAGTGAAAATTATCCATATCCAGGGATCAATGCTTTAAAAGCTTTGTTGGCTCAAGGGGGTTTTGGATTAAAACAAATGGCTGGTTTATCTGAACCAACTAATGAAACAGTTAATGATGAAAAGATAGTGGTTAATGATCCAGAAAAATTAACCAAAGTTATAAATCCTGTAGTAGTTACAAAGAAACAACGAAATAAATTATTACATTCATATAATGGTAACAGTTCAATGAATAATAAGAAACAAAAGAAATTGAAGAGTGTTATTAAACAAGTAAAAAATGTGGTCAAAAAAGAGAAAAAATTCAAAAATAATTTTACACCAGCTACATCTGTTTTTACGGTTAAAACACGTCCACACTTCAAAATGACGAATCATATGATAAATGGTTCACCTGCTATCACTATAAAAGGTAAAGATATTTTAACTCGTATGGAACCAAATGCTATGGTAGCTGATAAAATGTATCGTAATGTACCATTGGGTCCTTCTATGTTACCTAATTCACGTTTGCGTCGTTTTAGTGAATTATATGAACGTTATCGTGTTAATGATTTATATATTGAATTTCAACCAAATTTAGGTACAGCAACTACAGGTTCTATAGTTTCTTATATTGATTTAGATTCTACAGATAAATATACAGACGGTTTTGTTGATAAAATAATGGAAAATCCAAGTGCAATAGCCAGTCCGATCAATCAAAGATTTTTTGTTAAACGTGCCAAAAGCAAACAAGATTTATGGGTGCGCAGTTCAACAGAACCAGGAACACCAACTAAAGCTGATGATAGAATGTCATTAGCTGGACAATTTTTGGTGTTTGGTGAAACAACTGAAAATGCTTCTTGGCCTGGAACAACATCTAGTTGGGGTGTGTTCTGGGTTCATTATAGTATGACATTTTTTATACCAGCTTTTGAAGGAGTTATTAGTGGTCCTTATTATATTAATAGATTATTTGATTATGGATCAGGTATAGCTGGTAATTTAACTATTGGTACAGATTTTCGTATGATGAAAACAGTCGAAAAGACTGATTTAAATGGTGTTCGTACCAGAAAAGCGTGGGTTTCCGATCAACATCATTTTTCTTCTGATATTGATCCATCTTTCACAGTTGGGGGTATGCGGTGTATCAGTGGTTATACGTATTATATTGAATTACGTATACATTGGTATGCTGGTTCCAGTCCTGGAACTTTTACTCCTGACGTCACTTATCCATTTGTAGAATGCATAGATTATACAGGTGGGTCTACAACTGTTATATTACCACATGAACGTGGTACGGTGTCAAATATAGCATATGTTAGTGGATCATTAGTTGCCAATAAAGTTACGACATTAACATGTAAATACGTATTGTCTGGTGACTTAATTGCTCAAAATTTAGCTGCTTCACAAAGTCTTCGAATTTATGAAAACAATAAAATTATTAGTGATTTTAAATGTTCGAGTTCAGGTGGTGGTGTAAATTGGTCAAGATTTGGTATGGAATTTATTATCCAAGTCGCTCCAGATATAGATATACATCCAGTATATGTACCAGAAACTGGTTTTCCAACTTTAGTACAACGTAGAACTGTTAATGTCAAAGAATTTTGTGAACACGTTGTTGATGGTGTTACTAGAAAATATTTAAAATATTCGTGTTCAATTTGTAAATATATTGTTTTAGATGAACATAAAGATGATTATGAAACAAAAGATCACTATGTTCATGCTAAATTGCGTTTAACTTAATACTTTAGGGGCAATACCTGGCTGAGGGAAGCATGGTTTAACCAGGATGTGTCCTTTCCTTGTAAGTGGAACCTAGGAGTTAATCCAACTTTGCTAATTGTTGAAAGGGC